TTTATGAAATCATAACTTTCTGAGAAAATCCTCAAAAACTTTGAGGGTTCTCTCTTCCATGTTTTGGCGCGTAGCCTCATCCATGTATCTGCGGTATTTATCAACTTTCGCTTCCTTTAGAATTCCGTTGTCCCACACCCACTCTTTGCCTTCCATGATACCATTAACAAATGCATCGGGTGCGGAAGGATCTGCTACAATATCAGCAGCAGTGGTTAGGAAGAAATCATCACGGACAATTGAAATATCTTCGCGCTTATCGATGCTTCCCATACCACGGGAGGAAACACCAAGTTGGACACCTTCGCCAAGCAGAGACTTAGCGATGTTACCCATCGGCGTATCTAGGATTTGTGCCTTACCGATGAAGTTGTGTCCTTCGGCGTGAAGACTTACAATTCTGTGAGATACTCTATCGAGGTTGATAGTAGGACCATCTGGGTGACCGAGTTCTCCAAGAGCACGCTTTGGTTTTACATATTCTTCCGTGTATCTCTCTACCTCGCGGTTGAGAACTTCGAAAGGATATACACGACCATTACGGTTCTTTAGTTCTGACTGAAGAAAAACTCCTTCAATATACAGAAGCTTCTTTCCGTCTTTCTCCTCAGTGAGGATTTTTACGTCTTCAATCTGTTCCGTTATCAGTTTCATCGGTCTCTGGTTCTGTGGGTTCGTCAAAGAATGTTTGCGCTACAACTTGCTTATAAGTTGCCATAGCATCGGATGCTTTGGCAAAAAGCAAATCTTGAATAGCATCAATAGCAGATGCTCTATCGCTGTCGCTGATTTTGTTAATAATGTCAACGACACCTTGTTCAGTATTTTGTTCTGACATAATAATAGATCAATATATTTTATTTATTGTTTGTGGAAGGTTTAGGCATTTGCTTTGCCTTTGAAACTTCTCTATCTACACTTGCATCAGCAGCTTCTGCTTCTCTTTCGGCGCTGTCTTGAGCTTGAATTTCTCCAATTTCTGGAGCGAATGCAGTATTTTGTTGCTGCATCGTATCCATCATATTTGTTTGAGCTGGATCAATAGCAAGACCAGCAGCAATCTCTGCTTTCATCTGCTTATCCATTTCCTTATAGTCTTTATCTTTTTGACCAAGGATATGACGACGGACATACTCAACTGAGAAATACTTACCAACAAAAGGATCCATTTGAGTAACAGACATCATGCGCTGATTCATCATTTCAATTTGTTTCAGTTCGTTGAAATGATTATCAAACAGATAGTCATACTGGATGTGTTCCTTCATATCATCCCAGTCTTCTGGTGAGATGATACCTTTTAGAATCAGTTGTGTTTTGAGAACATCGTGGAATAGTTCGCTGAATCGCTTGCGGAGACGACCGATGAACTTAGTAAACTTGAGTTCATCCCTAAGAACCTCTGTGGTCTTACCAAGATTAAACCCTTTGTTGTCATCCGTAAGGCGGGAAGGTGGTAGGTTGAGTGAGTTGTAAAGCTTCTTCTTGAAATACTCAACATCCTTGAGTTCACCAAGGTTCTGACCGCCTGGGAGTGTAGTAATCTCAGTTCCTCTACCACCTTCACGGCGAGGAAGCCAGAAGTCTTCAAGCATCGACATATGCTTTTTATCATCACGCATCTCTCCCGTTTGCGCGTCATATACAAGTTTATTTCTGTAACGTGACATGACATCACGCAGATATTGTTCTGCTTTTACCTTAGGTAGATTGCCTACATCGATGTAGAAAATTCTACGTTCTGGTGCTCGTGATAGTCTGTAGATAACAAGAGAATCTTCGATCATGCGAAGTTGATTGAGAGACTTGATTGCCTTATGGAGGAAACCAAGAACCATTCTCTTGTTTAGATCTTGGAGACCTGAAGGAACAAAGGTGATTGAATCGGTTGCCATTTTCACGCCTTGTGAAAGTGACATATCACCAACTGGTCCTAAGACTCCGCCCTTATAAAATCCTTTTGGATTATAGAGATAATAATCTACAAATGTTCCATACTCATACTCAAGAGCCGTGCCTTTGATTGCTGCACGGGATAGAGAATCTTTTGGAGTATTGTCGATTTTCTGACGGACCTTCTTGATCTTCATCGGATCGATATAACGAAGTTCCGTAATTCCTTTCTTTGGATTATCTAAATCGATAACTTTGTGGTAGAATAGTCTACCGTCGATATACCAAGTTCTAACAATCTCATGTGCGCGATTGTCAAAATTTAACAAACGTTTGATGTATTCAAATTCATTACGAATTTTATTTTTTACTCCAGATCCAACATCCAGATTATCCAAGTTGATTTCTACTGGAGTATCATGAGCATCGCTAACGATAAACTCATTCACAACTTCGTCAATTGCACTATCCACTTCTGGATGTAATGCCATATCACGATAACGACGGATCATCTCAAACTCGTTGCGAGCTTGATTGTCCGTCTCTACATATGTTCCGTAATACCCACCAGCAGCAACTGCGATAGGTTCATCAGCAGAAGGAGGGACAGGGGATTGTCCCTTCTGTCCCTCCTTTCTATTGATTTGGAAGCCAAATAACTGACTCATGATTGCCTCTAGCGCCAGTTGGAGCCTCTGCTGTGAAGTACGAATACTGCCACTCAACTGTGAACTCTTCGATCTGATCGTTGCTATCATAAGCAAGATCGATCTGAGAAACGTTGGTTGGGAAACAGTGACGTAAAGTGTATCTTCTTAGGATAGCACCTTCTTCACTCGAATCTTTCTCAAGTTGATCAACTTGAAGATCTGCCATATAACCTTCTGAGTTATTTGGAACAAACAGAGGAGCAGTATTGCCCTCGTGAGTGTTGATGCTATTTGCCCACTCTTCAAAGTATGTGCGGAGTTTGAAGTCCTTATCGTTGAAGAATGTTGCGGTCCAAGTATCGAATGTACGATCACCTGCGATCTTAACAGTTCTTCCACGGAAAGGAACTTCAATTACACCCAGGTTTGAACCAGGAAGTGCAGCAGACTTACAAAGTAGATTTGTAAGGTTGAGATCTTTTCCACCGTTAATTTGTGATGGGAACTGCACGTTGATCAGGAACATGTTGGGCTTCACGCCCTGACCAATCGTGCTTAGAAACTGACTTACGTTTGACGATGCCATTTGTTTTTACCTCTGTGATGTTTTTTCTCTATTACTAATTATCTACCGACAACTTCAGCAAAAGTAACGCCCGTTCTTGTTGCAGTTACCGTTACAGTAACGAAGTTGATTGAGCGAGTTGGCTTGAGGTAGAGTTCAGCAACAAATTCATTTCTGTCGATAATTTCAGGAGTGTTGTTGCTCTCATCACAAATAACGAGGAAGTCGGTTAGACCTCTACGTGCCTGAACTTCTGAAAGGTATGAAGAAATTGAAGCAGCAAATCCAGAACGAGTTGTTGTATCATTCTGTTCGAAGAGTACGCCCTCGGCAAGTGCTCTTGCTCTCTTTTCAACGTTGAGGAATAGACGACGAACGTTGATTCTGTCGAATGCAGAAGGTGAAGCAAGACCAGTCTTATCTCCAAAGAGAACAGGACCAGAACCAGGGAATGAAACGATTGGGTTGATTCTTGAGGTGTAAAGATCGTCTCTCTGTGCCTTGTTAGGATTGAAAGCGAGCTTCACAACGTTCTGAAGACCACCACGATTTAGACCTGCTGGTGAGAACCAATCGTCTAGAATTGCGGAAGTTGAAACGCAAAGACCAGCAACATCACCGTTGCAACCGATGTAACGGTACTTATCGTTGAAACGATCGTAAGTATACTTAATACCGCTGTCTAGAACAACATACGAAGAAGAACCGATGTTATCGAAGAAATCAATTGTTCTTGCGAGTTGTTCAGCAGGAGTTAGAGCTGCTCCACCAGAAGTTGCAACTTGGTTGCCAACGTATGGTGAAATGAACGCAATACAATCCTTTCTGCTATTAGCAATTGCAGCAACTGCTTCTGCCTTTGTGATAGTATCAACTTCATTACCCATCGATCCGCCCATTAGAACGAAATCAACTTCTGTTGATTCTGTATCTAGGAATTGATCGTATGCTTCTACAATTTCTCCAGGGGTGTATGCATAGTCATCTACACCACCCGATAGAGCACCGCCCGCAGTAGGTAGAATTCTTGCTAGCTCTAGTGGAGCTACTGCAGTAGCGCCATATGAAGCAGCAGTAGATCCAGGAGCTTCTCCACTAACAGTTACTTCTGCAGATCCAAGACCAGCACCAGCGTAAATGAAACCAGAAAACTCATTTACATAATCCTTCCAGTATGTGGAATTTCCTTCTGGTGATTTAGCATCAGTTAGTTTTGAGAGATAAGTCATTCTCTCAACAACTGTGTTGTTTGCTTCGTCGATGATTGCAACGTGAACTTCGTCATACGAAAGATAACGCTCGGCAGCAAATGCCGAAGTTCCAGGACGAGGAGCGATCGACTTATATGTAATTCCAGTTGTTCCAATTGCAGTTTCATTCCAATCAGAATTTGTAAATGCTGTAGCAGTATCTGCAACAGTTGTAACTGGAGCTGCAGATCCTTTGATGATTCTGAAAGTTGTTGAATTGACAACTTCGTAGACTTCGTGTACTACAGAGTCGTCATCTGTCCATGTATCACCAACATCGAGACCATGTGCTGTTGCTGTAGTGATTGTATAATCTGGTCCTCTGTCTACAATAACAACGCGAAGATTATTGCCGTCAGCTCCAGCATAACGAGCTGCGAATTTCTCTGTAGTTACTCCAGCTTCAAATGAATCTTCGTTTGCAATTAGAACTCCAGTTCCAGAAAGAGTTGCATTCTTAACTCCAGTTGCAGCACGAACAACTGCTAGTTGTCCGCCGTAACGGAGAAACTCTGATGCAACCAACCAATCAGAAGCGTTTGCCTCAGCTGGTGCGCCGAAAGTGTCGATCAGTTCTCTCTCGGAACCGATTGGTGTAATTTTGCCTACTGGTCCAGTACGGAATGATGAAGCAAAAGCACCAACAATTGCCTGTGCTCCTACAACTACCGCGTTGGATAAATCACTCTCTCTAATAACAACACCAGGCGAGACTTGACTTGCCATGTTTTTACCTCTTAGATATCAAATTTATCTAAATCTATTTAGATTTTCCTATCCTTCAAACGGGGAAACAGTGCATGAACTACCAATCTGGATATCCCCAGTCAGCAAATGGATCTCTCTTTTTTCTAGTGTCCATCACTCTTTTCACCGTACAGTCTTTGCATTCGTATGAATATGCTGACGGAAGATATTTTTTGTGCTTCCTGACAACATAGTAATCTGTTAGAAGATCTTTTACTTCGCCACAAACTCTACACTGTCTATCTTTGAATAGAAGGTGTTCTAAAGAAAATTGATCTTCTAATTCCATCAGTAGTTCCACATATAACTTACTTCTTCTTGTGTATTCCCATATTCCCAGAGTGACCCATCTCCATCAACGAAGGTGTCATCACCCATCCCATCATCAATAAACCCAAAAGGAGCCATGTCTTGCTCAATCTGATTTCGTTGCTCTTCATAAATTCTTCTCCTGACATCTTGATCTGTCATCTCTTTGAAATACTCTTGCATGACTAACCATGCAAAGAGAACCATACACATCACAAGGTCATCATGATATCCCTCGTCTGCTTCCCATGCTTGTTTTTTCTGAACGAATGTGGTAAGCTCTTGAAAAATTTGGAAGTCGTTGAAGATAAGTTTATCTTCTTCAATAATTGCTTTGAGGTTAGCGCAACCAATTTTCTTCACGGTCACGCTCATCTTGACGCCAAGTTGTGTTTTGTTTCCAGAGAAACCTTGACCTACGATCTGTCCTGCTCTACCACGCATCGCACACATCAATACGTTAGGATACTCAAGATCATAATTTAGGGTAGCGGCAATACTATCACCGATATCATTTACCTCAACCAGAACATATGGATTATTGTATTCCTTACAGACCTGAAAGATTACAGATGGAAATAGTACAGGTTTTATTTCGTTGTTCCTGTATTTGGCAACTATCCTATATGGCATCGTTGTAATATCAAATACGATAAAGGCAGAGTAGTCTCCACCAATACCCCTGGCAACGTCAACAGTAATAATGTATTCGTGGTCTTCCTGCACTCTTTCGTAGACATCGAGACCTGCATTACTTGCAATAGGATCGGCAAACGGAATAGTCTGTAGCTTCGACGGACTGATAAGTGTATCGGCAGATCCAAGGAAGTCGCACTCAAATTCCTGAGCGAACTGACGTGGCGAAGTATTCTTGATCGTTTCTTCTTTCCACTTAGCATCTCTACCAGGAACTTGGGACCAGTGGACCTCGTTAGTAATATAATCATTCTTACCTCGTCTGGCATCTTCCCACATCTTGTAGAAGTGGTTCATGCCATTTGGCGTTGAGATAATAATTACTTTCGTTGATTTACCAGAAGTAATAGTAGGATAAACAGATGCAAAGAATTGCTCTGCAACGTGGTTTGGAACGAAAGCGAATTCGTCGAGGAACAAGATATTGAACGACATGCCTCGTACAGCACTCGCAGACGTAGAAGCTGCCAATATCTTACTGCCATTTTCTAATTCCACATTACCTTTGTTCCATACCAGTACACCATGCTGCATCCACTTTGGCAAGTTTTCGTAAGCAAGTTGTAGTCTACTCAGGAGTTCCCTGGCGGTAGATGCCTTGTTTGCAAGAATACCGATGTTAACACTATCATAAAAAATTGCATAGAATAATAGATAAGCAACCACCGTGGTAGACTTACCAGTTTGTCTTGGCAGTTTTGCGATGTTGAATCTGTTTTCATGAAAGTCTTCCAGAATTTTTTTCTGAAAATCATACATCTCAAAGGGGACCAAACCCTCGTCCAGAGAGATGATTTTAATATAGTTCATAGCAAAATAGACGGGATCATTCTTACACTTGATCCACTCGTCAATCTGCTTTTTTGTAAAATTGATTGGGGTTCCAGCCTTCTTTAGGTTCGGGTTCCCCAAATATACATCGTTAGTTGTCACAACAAAGCCAGTCCACTACTGGTATTTAGTCTTTGGGAAAGTCTTCCTCCAGAGTTGTCAATCTCTTTTCCCAAGTGACACCACCATCTTTGCCTCTACATGGATTGATGCAGTTGTCATCACCTAATTTGTTACATACAAGACCAGCAAGGTCAAGTTCATTTCCTAATTTATTTGTGCCAGTCCAGTAATGCTGCCCGTCAATCCATGTAGCACCGCACTTCTGGCAAGTCTTGGTATTCATTTATTATACTCCTTGAGGAACTTTTCGAAATCGGTTGTGTCTTTCACAAGCTGTCGCTTGAGTTTCCAACCCATCCATTTCATCTGAAGTCTGACAAATGCATAGCGCACCTGCAGATCAGCAAAAGCAAAGAGTTTCATAGTCTCTTCGTATCCAGCATATGCTACTAGAACACCAAAGAAGACGAGAATAAAATAAACACCGTACATATGTAACTCTCTGCTACAAAACATTATAGAGCTATGTAGTAAAAAATAGTGTTACAATAGGCTACGATTTGATAAGTATATCTTTACATCCTTATAAATTATACTTTTTTAATAGTAATTGATATTGATTAATATCTTATTTTCTGATGAACAGCAAGTTACTCCAGTATGTTTTAAGTTAGAATCAAAAACTACTATTCTGTTCTCTACGCAATTTATTATTTGATCTCCAATTATAGTAGACCCATCATTTGTGTTGATATAAAAAATTGCAGTCTTGGGATTTTTGTTTATTGCCCAGTGATCTTTTGGCATATCAGTATGCCATCCGACTAACATGTTGGTATCTCTGGGAGTAGTTTTGTTAATCTTTGCTTTCAACAAAACATTAGATTTTAACTTCTCCAAAATTGGCATGATGATATTTAAGTCTTCTTCATCATATTCTCCATTACAATAGAGTATATAAGATTCTTGATAATTTTCATTTTTGTTGCACACTATTAAATTTTCGGGTAACATCCTCCCACTTTTCCATGGAAGATCTGATTGTTCCACAAAATTTTTTATAATATTAAAATAATGTGCATCGAGAAAATTGTCGATAATATCAATCATTTTCTATGAATATACCAAATACCCATGATAGGAAAAACTATGAGAGCATAACAAAGTATTCCAAGTGTAATGGGAGTATTCAGCACCCAGGCAGCAAAGTCTCTCATACTTCCTCTGGGCAGTTTTCTTCTTTGTAGTATTTTAGCTTTTCGATGAGATGTTGATATTGATCCCAAATATACTCTGAACCTGTTTCGTGCTTATAAAATTCACAAGCACGAACAATCCTGTTGATGTCTTCTGAAGTTAGTTTCATCATAGTAAAGTAACTCAATAGTAATTATAATGATCTAATCAGCAATTCCAAGCACGTAAACTTTTGTTGATCCTGCTATCTGGATCCTTTGCGGTCTTCTTGGAAGTTAGTTTCTTTTTCATGCCTTTCATTCTGGCACAAAAAGATGCTCTACGTGGATTTCCAACCTCTTTTGAAGGTGCTTTTAGATCAGAACCAGGATTTTCTCTTTCGTATGAGCGGCGACCTTTTTCGTTTAGACCACCGCTCTCAGACTTTCCCGCTTTCTTAGTCCAAGCAGCTTCGTCAAGTTCTACTTCTTCTTTCTTTACTGACTTGATAGGAACAGCAAAACGATCCCATGCCTTCTCGCCATAGGAACACTCATCTCTGGTCTCTGGTTTCTGACAGAGCCTACAGAACTTCTTCTCTTCTTTCTCTTTTTTCTTTGCTTCTTCAGCAAGTTGTTTGATTTCTTTATAGTTTTTCATCTTACTGCTCCGTTAGAAGTAATAAATCAAACGCTGATGTATAGCGTCCGTTATTTGATCTGGTTGTTATTCTTACATCAATATCAGATTTCTCTGGAATACGAATTGGGAATGAGAAATCATAATCATATTGACCACCACTTCCAGATACTTCAAATGTATGGGCAATTCTAAATGCTGATTGCCCCCAAAATCTTACATACATATTGCCACTACCATCAGCAGAAGATTGGGCAGTAGCAACACCTCTGTATAGATAGGCAGTTTTGCCAGCAGGGATTGTGTAGATTGCCATGAGAGTTTGACCCTTACCAGCAGTAATTCTCAAGACATCAGATCCATTCTTTGTGAAATTGACATCTCCAACATTATTAGTTCCAGTTGAAATGTATGCTCTAAACACACGTCTGAATGAAACTGTGCCTGCTACAGTTGCTGTGCTGGATAGTGTGAAAGTATCTGATACTTCGTTGAAGTCATTATCCAATCCAAGAACTGTCACAACCTTGCCATTATCAGAAGCATTAGCAATACCTGCAGTAATTATGCCTGCCGTATCAAAAGCACTCCATGGATAAACTGTATCGTTCTTGTCCCAGACAGTTCCTGTGGTGCTTTGTGATAAAGCGGGGACAGCACCAAACTTATGTACTGTTGAAGCGCCACGGACTTTGCCCATGGAAACATTCAATCTAAAGTTGTCGTCCCAATTGAATATTCCTGCCATTATACTAATACGGGGTCGTTGTTTGTATCATAACGTTGATACACTCCAGGAGTTCTAACAGTATTATCGTAGTTCCTTGCCTGAAATGTTCCTGGCGTTCTCACAGTATTATCAGTATTTCTGGCAACATAGTCGCCATTCCAATTCTTATATGTAATGTCAGTCCAACCTTCAGTTCCGTCAAAGATGGTTACTTCAACGGAGGTGGGTTGTGGGTCTACAATTGTATTAGTAGTATCGTACCTGACGTATGCCATTTAGATTACACCTCTTGGGTATTTATCGTTTGCCGCCACCCATCTCTTTCAACATCTTCTGAAGCTCTGTTGTGCTTCCAACAAACATCGCATTATTAGTAACGCGGGATGGTCCTTTCTTTTCTTCGTCGAGATCCTTCATCTTCTTATGAAGATCCTGTAGTTTCTCGGTCATGTCTGCAACGTGCTTCATCGCCGCTACAGCGACTTCATACGCTCTAGGGTGTCCGCTCTCCTGAGCGACCTCTAAGGCACCTCTGACCGCCTCCTGACCCTGATCTATGAGAGAGTATAATTCTGCCCTCGTATATTCATAATCCTTCTGACGGTCATCCTGGTTGCTCTCACGCTCTTTCTTCTCAGGCTTTGGTTCTTCAACAACCTCAGCACTAATATTCAAAATGTCTTCCATATTCTCTTCAAGGCTCATAAGAATTCAATCCCTTCGTTGAAACCAAAATCATCATCTGCTGTTAGTAGCGCATCATCTGCTGCATCAATATCACCATCGCCATCCATATCTTCGAGTGCTTTTGGTGTATATGTTCTCTCAATCGTTCTTCTATTGACGTTGAGATCACCAATAGTTTCGATGATAGTAGCTTTCTTGATGATATCGGATTGACTGTAAGGACCATAGAAGTAAGTCTTAGCAGTAAAGTTTAGGGTGTAGACGATGAAACGACGCTGCATAAAGTCGTCATCCCACTCATCTTCGTAGTTGATGTTATTCAGTACAATAGCAACATCTCTCTTCTCATCCATTTCTGGGATCATATTGATCGTGATTGAGAAAGATGGTTGAAAGTATGGTAGAATTTGCTCAACGATCTGCAGAGCATCATCCTGTGACTTGGCAATAATTCCAAGTTCAAAACTCATGTTGTAAGGAACAGGAACATATTGAACCTTTACTTCATTACCATTATCGGCAATAATAGATTTGTACTTTTGAATAGGTGAAGTTTTTCTAGCTGGATCGTAATCAATACCAGTCATCTCGAAATAAAGACGAGGCAAGGTAATAGCAACCTTTCTACCTACATCTGGATTTTGCTCCAGGCGAGTGAGGAACTTATTCTTTGGACCATATGCCAAAGGAACTTTCTCCTCCTCAAGAACATCTCCGTTCTGTGGATCTTTCTTTCTTAGTGTGATATTGTTGAATAGAGTACCAAAAGCAATAATATTCTTTCTGGTAATCTCGTTATAAAAATGAGATCCTAACATTAGATACTACCTGTGTTATTTCCGAATTCACCAAATGGATTTCTTTCACTCCAATCTACGATGTCATCAGCGAAGTCTTCGATCTCTCTATTTTGATCGTACTCGCTGTTGGTATTATTTAGAGTGTCAAATGTACCGACAACCCAGACAGCGCCACTATCATCTCCAGTAACTGCTTCGTCTTCAACGAACGTTCCAGTTCTATTGATGACCTGTAGAATTCTGGTAGTGTCATTCCAAGATCTAACCGTTGCTGTAACCGCAGATGTAGATCCAGTAACAATCTCTCCTTCAATAAATTCATCAGTTCCACCAACCTTCATGGAAAGAGCAATAGCAGAACTGAATAGATTTTCAATTTCGTCAATCTCAGCAACGCCAGTATCAAGAAGATCATTACCAATCTCATAGATTTCTGCTGTTATAATGAAGAACTGAACCTTACCAAACTGATAGAATGGCGTCTCTCGTTCAACAAACTTGATCTCGTAGATATCTGTAGTCAGAGGGAAATACAAAAGATCTCCTTCATTTGGTCTGCCAGGAACAGTCAAGGTTGGTGTATATTGAACTTCTGACTGCTCCCATCTTCTTGTAGAAACAATAAACTTTACCTCATCGGTAATGCGAATACCAAACTTAGAAATGAATTCTGATGTCTCTCCAAAACCCTCTACGTTCTGTAGAAGCATCTCCACCTGAAATTGATCCTGATACTTTGAGTAGATAACATCATCCAGGGTATTATCTTTCAAGATAGTTCTTGGTAGATAATAGATATCTGTTCCGAACAGTTTGATCTGTTCGTCAGCAAGATCCTGAGCCAGGTTCTGCTCGCCAGGATGACCTTGATAGTAGGTAGGAAAATAAGGACTGGTAGGCATCTTATCCGATCATATCCATAGGTGGAATAGCATACTTACTGAGGACTTCGCTTTCTATAGTTGCGATCTCACCGATAGCATCCTCATACAATTGTCTGCCGTTGAGAGTAATACCGCCTGGCAGTTGAACGTTATTGTATTTGATTAGGTTCTGTCCCCACATTTTCTTCATGAGGGCAGTAGCATATCTCTTCACAAACATATCATTATACATTTCAGTAGCATCGTTGGGATCGATCAAGCGATGAGCTTCAATTAGAAGATACTTACCTTCTGCAAGGAAGTCAGCATCAACATCAAGATACAAACGATCACGACGCATGGTATACCTAAACTGCTGGAATGATCCATTATTGAGGACCATATCAAGAGTTTCGAGATATTGTTTTGTCATGAAGTAATTGACAATATCAAGTGCTCCAAATGCGTAGAGATCATTCAGATACAACTGATATTCAATACCCCATAGGTTTGAACGGATTGAATTGCTAACAAGACCAAAGACTTTACTGATACCTACAACGTGATCTGGAATGGGAATGAAGTTTGTTGCTTCATTCCAAGTTGTAGTTCCAGAAGTTGTCTGAACTGTAGTATCAAATCTAACTTTATCGTCAGCAGTTAGTTCATGTGTCAAATAGCAACGCTCCATCCCGTTGTAGCAGTTCTCTTGGAAGAACTGGATGGTATCGTCAATAACGTTATTTACCTGTTCATCATCAATATTGATCTGCAGAACAGGCTCTCCAAGCTGCCTCTTACAATATGTGATGAGTTCAGACCTTGAACTTGGTTTTGCCATTACACACAAAAAATCCCGTCTTACCTATTTAGTAAGACGGGAATTG